TACGGCAACGCAGAGGTTTCCGGCAACGCATGGGTTTCCGGCAACGCATGGGTTTACGGCGACGCATGGGTTTCCGGCGACGCAGATTATGCATTAGTACAGGGCTTCGGAACAGAATTCCGCTGCACAACTTTTTATAGGGGCAAAAATAAAAAAATAATGGTTAATTGCGGGTGTTTCCATGGAGACTTGGAAGGATTTAGAAAACAGGTAAAAGAAACACGAAACGGAAAAATAGCAAAAGAATACCTAATGATTGCTGATTTAATGGAATATCATTTCACAAGCGAGGATTCTAGCAATGAATAGCGTACTACAATCAAAAAAAGAGTGTTTTTTCTGCAAAACAACCCAAAATTTACATAGGCATCATATCTTATATGGCAGTAGCAACAGAAAACAAGCCGAAAAGTATGGTTTTACAGTTTATTTGTGCCTGAATCACCATACCAACGGTGGTGAGGCGGTACATCGTAATCCCAACGGACCGCTAGACAGGTATCTCAAAGAACTAGCACAGAAGTACTGGGAGGAGAACAACGGAACGAGGGAAGAATTTATCAAAACATTTGGGAGGAATTACCTGTGAATAAATTTAGAAATAAAAAGATTTTTACGAAAGATGGGAAGTTTGATAGTAAAAGAGAAATGCATCGCTATTTAGAGCTGGCGGCGATGCAACAAGCGGGGAAAATTACAGGATTAGAGCGGCAGCCGAGATACATCCTTGTGGGCAGCCAGAAGCGAGAGGATGGCACTACAGAACGCCCCGTATCATATACGGCAGATTTTCGTTACACAGACAAAGAAGGCAAGATTATTGTCGAGGATGTAAAATCCCCACGTACAAGAAAAAATCCGGAATATATCATCAAGAGAAAGTTGATGCTTGAACGGTATGGCATCACAATCAGGGAGGTGGCATAATGGGAAAAATAGAAGACTCAAAAGCAAGAAAAGCGGCAAAAACGATCAGAAAGTACTGCAATAAACACAAGTATTGCGAGGGATGTATTTTTGATATGGGAAATGTAGGTGAAAACTGCCTACTGCTCAACAAAGTGCCGCTTGAATGGATAAAACAGCTGGACACCCTCCAGGGTTAAAAATAGATACACATTACACAGCAACACGTTAACGGTTCCATGTGGAGCTATATGCCATTGATTCCTCCGGATTTATTCCGGAGGGGAAAGGAAAGAAAATGAAAGCAGAAGAAATGAAAAACAGTGAAGTGAAAGACTATTTGTTAGAACATTTAGAAATAGGCACATTGTTTAGCAAATTAACGGAAAAGGCGGATGAATTATCCAAAGCCGCAACGATGCGCGCAGCAATTATAGGATTTGATTCAACCCCGGCGCAAGTGGTAAGAGCAGAGGGTATTTTGCGTAAAAATATGGTAGAAGTTATATTGATTTGTGATATACTGGCCCACAACACAGACGCGTGGGAAGACATTGAAGACGCGCAAAAAGAAACAGCGAGAAAATGGGTTGAGTTAATGATGAAGGATAAGGGGAGGTAGTAAGGTATGAGCGACAGAGAGGATAAGAAGCACATAGATGCGATAGAGCCGGATACATATATGGGTTTATCACAGCAATACATAAAAGATGAAATAAGTGATGAGGAGTTTGCGAAGCGGTGTAACCGATTGAAAAGGATACCAATAAACACCTGCGTGAGCATATCAGAAAAATTTATGAAAGGCGAAATAAGCGAGGACGAATTTGTGGAGCGGTATAACCGATTGATTGAGCAGGAGGCTGAAAAGCACTGGGAACCGGTCGAACCACATGAGCATATTTAAGAGGAGAGAAAATGAAGTTTATTGATTTTTTTGCCGGAATCGGAGGGTTCCGCAGAGGCATGGAATTAGCGGGGCATGAATGTGTCGGGTTTTGCGAATTCGATAAATTTGCAACCGCAAGTTACACATCAATGCATCTGCTTACTCAGGAACAAAGAGAATTTTTGAGTAAATTGCCGTTGAAACAGCGACAAAAAGAAATACTAAAGGAGGAATACAGAAATGGAGAGTGGTACGCAAATGACATTAGAAGAGTATATGCCGGAGACATTCCAAGAGCAGATTGCTGGTGTTTTGGATTCCCATGTCAAGACATCTCAGTTGCAGGAAAGCAACTTGGGCTTCAAGGAAACCGTTCAAGCTTGTTTTTCAGAGTTATGTACCTTATCGGACAACTCGAAGAAGAAAATAGACCCACTTACCTTTTCATTGAGAACGTTAAGAATTTGCTTAGTGTTAATGGAGGATGGGATTTTGCCAGACTGCTCATTGAAATGGAGCAGAGGGGGTATGATGCAGAATGGCAGGGGCTCAACTCCAAAGATTTCGGAGTGCCACAGAACAGAGAAAGGTGTTTCATTATCGGGCATCTTAGAGGCAGAGGCTCCGCAGAAGTATTTCCTGTCGAAAGAGCAGACAGAGAAAATAGTATTCAAATAATTGGTCACAAAGACGGATACAGAAGAAATACGCAGGTATTTGCACCTGATGGAATTACAGAAGCTCTTGATACTGGTCAAGGTGGTGGGCGAGGGCATCATGTAGCATTGCCGTGTTTTATAGATTTGTGCAACAGTGGAACAGAAACAACTAGCGTTGCCAGATGCTTGCAAGCAAGATATCAAAAAGGATATGGAACGTATAAAGCGCAAAATAGCGGTATTGCAATTCCAGTTTTAACACCTGACCGAGCAGAAAAGCGTCAGAATGGACGGAGATTCAAAGAAGATGGTGAGCCGATGTTTACACTTACTGGACAGGATAGACACGGAGTGGCGATTGAACCGATTGGAGTTATTGATCCGCAGGGCAGAAAAGCGAAACGTGTTGCCCCTAAGGGTGAAGTGCCAACACTTAGAAGCCAATCGCATGGAAACGAACCTAATGTCTGCATAAAAGTAGCCGAAGCAACAAAGCAAGGCTATTCCGAGTGTAGGGTAGGCATTGATAGCGTAAATTTATCAGTTCCAGGAAGTAAAACAAGAAGAGGGCGAGTTGGACGTGATGTTGCAAATACATTAGATACCAGTTGCAATCAAGGGATTTTTGTGCAAGTTTCAGAAGAGTTGACCGTATATGCAGCCTGGTACGAAAAATACCAATGCTACATAGCTGTTAGAAGGCTGACACCGAAAGAATGCTTTAGACTGCAAGGTTGGACAGATGACTATTTTGAAAAAGCAGAGTTTGTTAATTCTGATAGTCAATTATATAAGCAAGCAGGAAACGGTGTAACTGTAAATGTAATAAAAGCTATTGCAGAAAGGATAAAAAATGAGTAATCCGAAACATGATTGGTACGGACACGCAGTAAAGCAGGTAAAAAAATACCCAGACAAATTGATCACGGAAAACACAGCTCAGTCAGCCCTATGGATGTACGCTATTAACAAGGCGATAAAACAGACCGAGAGCATGGACAATGGCGAGGACAGAATGAAAGCCGTACAGCTGGTATATTTCGAGGATAGATACACGATAGCAGGGGCGGCGGATAAGCTCGGATATGCAGAAATGACTATCCGAAGATGGCTCAGTGCTTTCGCCAATTTGGCTGGGAAATATGCGGGATATTAGAGAGGGGGAATCATCTCCCTCTCTTTTTTTATGTTTGTCTAACACGGCTTAAAAGATGTCGTACAATACACTTGTACGGACGAGTACTGGTAACTTTTTGTGAGCATAACATCCTCTATCTTTTTGTGGTAAAAGTGTAAACTCTCACCCGCGTAAAAGAGAGTACGTAAGACACCTATCCCACGGTGCCTTACGTTCCATACAGGTTGCGGATCTACAAGTGTTTAGAGACCAGCCGCTTATTAGTCTTACCCCGGCGGCTGTTAAGGTGCAATTCCTTATACTTGTATTTGGTTGCATTATGCAACTGGTGTAAACGATTTTTTTCATATTTTCTTTCCTTTCATATAACCCCGTAAACAATTCATTACGGGGTTATGGTTGTATTTAGGAGGTGACCCCAAAATGGGATAAGTAAATACCAGGAGTGGCTGACCCAAGAAGGGTTACTTAAGCTAGAGGGATGGGCGCGAGATGGATGCACAGACAAAGAGATTGCGGCAAACATCGGCATCAACCCAGATACCTTGTATACATGGAAGAAAAAATTTCCAATTTTAGCCGATGCCTTAAAAAAGGGAAAAGATGTTGTGGATAGGCAGGTAGAAAAAAGCCTGTTGCAACGGGCGTTAGGATACAGCTACGAGGAGACAAGCGAAAAGTACGAAGGTGGAGTAATGACGGAGCGAAAAGTAACAAAGAAGCATATTCCACCGGACACAACAGCGCAGATATTCTGGCTAAAGAACAGAAAACCAGAACAATGGCGTGATAAGCCGCAGTCAGAGAGTGCGAGTGACAAAGCACTGGCGAAAGCTATTAAAATCCTTGGGGGTGTCAATAGTGTCATTGACTAGCAAGCAAAGGGAATATCTGCAAGGTTGTAATCACCGTTGGAACGTAAAGACCGGGGCGACAGGCTCTGGGAAATCCTTTGTTGACTACGCAATCGTAATCCCTCAACGCCTGACACATCTAAAAGGGTTAGGGCTTGCTGTGATGTTGGGAAACACCAGAGGCACACTACAACGTAACATACTTGACCCCATGCGAGAGATTTGGGGTGAGGAGCTAGTTGGCGAGATACGCAGCGACAACACAGTACAGCTATTTGGTAAAAAGGTATATGCACTAGGCGCTGACAATAAGAAGCACGTTGCAAGGATACAGGGAGCGACGATTGAGTATGCATACGGCGATGAGGTGACAACGTGGAATCAAGAAGTATTTGAGATGTTAAAATCTCGTCTCAGAACGTCACACAGTCATTTTGACGGGACGTGCAACCCGGCGGGGCCGAAACATTGGTTTAAGGGCTTTCTAGATTCCGATGCCGATATATTTCAGCAGGCGTACAACATACATGATGGTTGTTTGCCCCTGGAGGTAGTAGACGAACTGATAAAAGAATACTCCGGGACACACAGGTACCAACGATACATACTAGGCAACTGGGCGGTAGCCGAAGGTCTTGTATACGATATGTTTTCGGAGGCAAGACACGTCTGCAAGGCAGAGACTAGCGGAGAGATAATTGTTAGCTCCGATTTTGGTATGCAAAACGCTACCGTCTTCTTGATCTGGCAGAAACGAGTAGATACCGGCAACTGGCACTGCCTACGAGAGTATTATTACTCAGGCAGGGAGAACAACCGCATGAAACCAGTCAGTGAGCTGGTAAAGGGACTAGAGGACACGCTAAACGGGCAGAAAGATGATTTGGTGATTGTTGACCCATCCGCCGCCGCTCTCATCGTGGAGCTACGCAGTAGAGGGCACAAGGTCAAAAAGGCGGATAACACTGTTAACGATGGGATAGCAGACGTTGAGACATTACTAACGCAGGATAAATTATCGTTTGACCCGTCCTGCACGCATACGATTGAGGAGTTCGGCATCTATGCGTGGGACCCAACAGCGGCTGACAAAGGCAGGGACGCAGTTATAAAACAGTCAGATCACGCAATGGATGCTATCAGGTATCTTGTAAAAACATTAAAACTCGTCAAGCGCAGCCGAACAAGACAATACAAATCAATTCTGGGGTGATAACAATGTATTTATCATATCAAGATTTCATTGCCGCAAAAGACAAAGGGCAATTTATAAATCAGTTTATAAAATTCCACGAGAGCACAGGGGCATACAAAGAGGCGTTAAAAGCGGACAAGTACGACGCACAGGAAAATGAGACTATCTTGCAATTTCAGCGCGTTTATTACACTCTGCTAGGTCAAAGAAAGATAGATAATTTTTCGTCTAACGCACAGATATGCTCCAATTTCTTTCATAAATTAAATACACAACGCTGTTCGTACAGCCTAGGAAACGGTGTCTTTTTTAATGACATGAGCGTTAAAGACAAGCTAGGCAAAAAGTTCGACAGACGGATTAAAGAAGCGGCTTACAATGCATTAATCCATGGTCAGTCCTTCTTGTTCTGGAATGTAGACCACGTGCACGAATTTTCCTTTACACAGTTTGCCCCGATGTGGGACGAGGACACGGGAGCGTTGATGGCAGGCATACGATTCTGGCAGTTGGACGAGCAGAAACCGTTTAAGGTTGTACTGTACGAAGTAGACGGCTATACAACCTACAGCGCAGAAAGCAAATTTGGAGAATTAAAAGAGATCGCTCCCAAACGGGCGTACAGACAGAGAATCGAGACTACAAACAATCTGGAGCCCGAAATTATCGGAGAAGAAAACTATAGCAGCCTCCCCATTGTACCAATGTTTGGCAACAAAAGGCATATAAGTACTCTGAGAGGGATGCAGTCAAAGATTGATGCTTACGACGCGGTGCAAAGTGGTTTTGCCAATGATTTAGACGACTGCGCACAGATGTATTGGCTAATTTCCAACGCTGACGGCATGACGGACGACGAACTGGCGGAATTCAGAGACCGGCTCAAGTTTCAGCACATCGCAAAGGCTGAGGAGGGTCAGGTGCAGGCGTACACGCAAGAGCCGCCATATACCGCTAGAAAAGAGTTTCTCACGCAGATGCGGTCAGAAATTTATGAGGACTTCGGGGCGTTGGATGTACACGCCATAGCCGCCGGAGCAACAAACGACCATATCGACGCGGCATACCAACCATTAGACGATAATGCAGATGATTTTGAGTACTTCGTGGGCGATGCGATTGAGAAGATTCTGGAGCTTGCGGGGATTGATGACGAACCGCAATTTAAGCGGAACAGAATCAGTAACGAGAAGGAACGAACAGACATGATTCTTGAGGCAGCAAATTATCTGGATGAAGAAACCATCCTGAAAAAATTACCGTTTGTCGCACCGGAGGAAGTACCGGACATTTTGGCAAAGTTGGACGAAGAATCATATAACCGCTACACGGAGCCGATTGAACCCGATACGCCGGAAGATAACCCGGAAGGGGATGAATAACTATGTATCCATCCGACAAGTGGACAGAGCAGGAACTGCAAAAGTTAGAAAAGCGGTTAGCAGATGTATATAAACAAGCCGGAAAAGAACTTGACGGCAAAGCAAGAAACTATTTTAAACAATTCTCCAACCGATACGCCAAAGAATATGCGGCATACCAGGCAGGAAAGTACAGCAAGAAAGAATTTGAAGCATGGCTGATGAATCAGTATGGCAGAGGACAGAGGTGGGAAGCACTCCGCGAGGACATGGCACGGCGACTGACAGAGTCAAACCAGATTGCCGCGGCATACATCAATGAGAAAACCCCCCTTGTTATCGCCCTTAATCGCAATTTTGAGGCATATATGATTAAATCTCTTGTGCCTGATAGACAGATAAAAGAGATTGGAGATATTGCATTTAATTTGGTTGATGAGCATACAGTTAAGCGGCTGACAGTCAGAAAACAAAAAATTCTTCCGCCACGGAGGGTACTAAAAAGCAAGGATGTGCATTGGAACAAAAAGAAATTGCAAAATGCACTATTGCAAGGAATTTTACAGGGTGACAGCATAGGAAAGCTGGCAGGACGATTCCGAGACGTTACAGGCATGAATCATACTGCCGCAATCCGAAACGCCCGCACAGCGTTCACAGGAGCGCAGAACGGGGGCAGGCAGGCGGCATATGAGGAAGCCTACCAGATGGGAATTGATGTAGTTAAGCATTGGACGGCAACAAAGGACTTGAGGACACGAGACAGTCACAGGGCATTAGACGGTGAGGAAGTACCGTTTAACATGGCGTACTCAAACGGTCTCATGTATCCGGGAGACCCAAGCGGAATCCCGGCGGAAGTTTATAACTGTCGTTGTACGCAGAGAACTGCACTGCCTGTCGAACTGGCACAACCGCGAATGATACGCGTCAGAAACCCAGAGACAGGCAGAAACGAAGTTATAGAAGATATGACCTACCGCGAATGGCTGGCAACGCAAAGGGGGCGAATATAATGGCGGATATTGATGTTGTAAGCCACGTGGACGAAGTAATTTTAAAGACCACCATGGCACTTGCAAGAGCATTAGAGCAGGCAGGAGCCGCCGCAGAGGGGCACGCAAAAGACCTTTGCCCAGTCGATACGGGCGCGTTGAGAAACAGTATTACACATCAGACCGATTTGGATAATCTCACAGAGACAATAGGCAGCAACGAAGAATATGCCGCCTATGTAGAGTTAGGAACTGGCGTGTATTACAAGGGAGGACGAAAGACCCCGTGGACTTATCAGGACGATAAGGGGCAGTGGCATATTACAAACGGTCAAAGAGCACAGCCATATTTAAAACCGGCGGCGGCAAATTACACAAAAGAATACACAGCAATCATTGCAGACGAATTAAAAGGAGCGATGGGATAATGGACAGATTGTCTTTACTCGTTAAGGCAAAGGAAACGGCGGAGTATTTTGTTGATAAAAAATTTAAATACTCTCAAAACGTGGCGAATAGCTGGGCGGGCGCAAAGAAGAAAAAGGTAAGTAATTGTGCATCGTATGTTTGCTATTGCCTACAGCAATTGGGCATCCTCAAACCGGGACAACTGTTTTATTGCAACAGGAACGGAGCAGTTGTCTATAAGGGCGCAGGAACAAAAGCGGCTATATCAAAACGATATAGATTGATAAAAGTAAATAAATTACCCCAGGATTATAAAAACAAATTAAAACCGGGAGACATTTGCTTTTACCGCCTGCATACCAATATTTTCGCAGGGATAAACGAGAGAAATAAAATAGTGTGGTGGGACGCCGGAAAGGCTAGCACAAATACTAAAAAAGCAGGCGGTATTTATAAAAAGATACACAGGATTATTAACAGCAACCAGAAAATTTTGTACGTGTTGAGATGGAAAGGGTGACAACATGAATTTTAGAGAAGCATGGGAATTAATGAGACAGGGCGCGGCGGTAAAGCTTCCATCTTGGGGCGGCTACTGGTGTTTAGACGAAAAAGGCGAAAGCATTGCTATACACACAAAGGATGGTAAGGTGCTAGACATCCGTGAGACGGATAGACCACTGTACACCTTCGGCAACATTGCATCAGACGAATGGCAGATTGCAGACGAAAATAATTGTCCTCAACTTGGCGGCGAAGCTGAATTTAATTTTGGCGAAGCTATTAAATATTTAAAACGTGGTTTTAAAGTAGCAAGAAAAGGTTGGAACGGAAAAAGACAGTATATCCAGCTCGCAAGCGGGATTTCCTACAAAACACCTGCAGGAGATATTGTAAATTGCGAACATGATGCAATCGGTAACAAGGCAATCGCATTTGTCGGAACGTCAGGAGTACAGATGGGGTGGCTTGCTTCTCAGGCAGATATGCTTGCGGAAGACTGGGTGTTTGCAGAATAGAAAGGAGCAGAACGATGATTATTACAGGCATGGCGCACTTTGAGAGCGTGTGTAAAAAGAAATTAGTTGAATGGTATAACAAGAACGGTTATGCAGATACACCGCAGACACCGCCGGCAGATTTAAACAATGTATTTGTTGTATGGTCGTGCAAAACTCTACAGAATTACAAAGCATTGCTTTCTACAACATTCAGCGGGGATGGAATTTATGCTGAATACACCTATAACGGAGATAAGCAGGAGCTGTACGAAGACGTGTACAAAAAACTTACTAATACGTGCCATACAGAAGAATAGGAGAGAGCGCTATGAAGAAATTATTTATTAGCCCACTGATGGATGGCAAAACAGACGAGGAATTTTTAAAAGAAAGAAAAAACGCAATCAAAAGCGCAGAAAAAATATTGAAAGAACCTGTGGAGGTAATTGATTTGATTTTTCAAGCGGGGTCCGATACTGCTAATAAACTTCTTTGGTTTATATCGGAATCGCTCAAACTGTTATCAACTGCTGACATTGCGTATTTTCCGAAAGGTTGGGAAGGCGCGAGAGCGTGCAGAGTTGAGCACGCCTGCGCTGTTGAGTACGGGATTGCAGTGATTGAAGGTTGTAAAGGAGAAAAATATGGCACAGAAGAAAATTATTGACGTGTCGGTATACAACGGCACAATCAACTGGAAGAAAGTAAAGAAATACGGTTGTGATGGTGCAATCATTAAGATTATCCGCAAGGATTTAGGCAAAGATAAAAAATTTGAGGAGAACTATAAAAAGTGTGAGAAATTAGGTATCCCATGGGGCGTGTATAACTACACATACGCTACTACAGTGGCAAAAGCTAAGTCAGACATGGAACTTGTATGCGACATCCTCGACAAGATTAGTAAGAAGCATTTTAAATACGGCGTTTGGTTTGACATTGAAGACAAAGTGCAGGCAGGGCTAAGCAAAGTAAAGATTGCCGAGATTATCAATGCGGCACAGACTGTCGTTGAGTCAAGAGGCTATAAATTTGGTGTTTACACCGGGATGTCGTATTTTTCGGAGCATATTGATAAAAACAAGGTCAAGTGTAAAAACTGGTGGATTGCACGTTATTACAAAGGCTATAACCGCATGGCATTTAAAGCGACACCAAACAAATCTTATAAGCCTACAAACGTAGCCGACCTTATGGCGTGGCAATATACTAGCTCTGGCGTGTTTCCAGCCAAGGTTTCAACCGGCAACGGCGGAAATTTTGATTTAAATATTTTATATCACGACTTTCCAACGGCGGCACAGAAGGAAGAAACAATAAAAAAGGTTAAATACACCGGGAAATTTCCTAAATTGCCGCCACGCGGCTACTATGCGTTTTTAGACGGCATCACGGTATTAAAAAACACAAGGGAAGAAATTGAGAAATTGCAGAAGTTTTTAAACTGGGCTATCGGCTCAAAATTAGAAACTGACGGCAAATATGGAGAAAAGACAGAAGATGCAGTTAGTATTTTCCAGTCGAAATGTAAATTAAAAATTGACGGAAAATTTGGGGCGAAATCCCTTAAAGCCGCAAAATTATTTAGCAAGTAATCACGAAGTACTGTGATTTACATATAACGTCATTTAGGGAAAGAAATCCCTCAAAGAAAAGGAGTAAATCAAATGGCATTAACAAGAGCTTTTTTGAAAAGCATGACACTTACAGACGAACAGATTTCCGCAATCATTGAAGAACATTCTGCAACCGTTACGGGTCTCAAGGGTGAGATCATTAAATACAAAGAGGATGCGGAGAAAGTCCCAGACCTCCAGAAGAAATTGGAGGACTACGAAAAGGATGATTGGAAAGGCAAGTACGAGAAGGAACACGCAGGTTTTGAGAACTACAAAGCCGAACAGGACAAGAAAGCGTCCTACAATGCGAAAGAAGCCGCATACAAAAAGATGCTTGAAGATTCTGGCGTATCTAGTAAAATAATTAGCCTTGCCCTGAAAGCATCAAAAGAGACTATTGATAATTTAAAAATCGGAACTGACGGGAAACTTGAGAACGCAACAGAGGTAGAAAAAGGCATCAAAGAAGCGTATGCCGATTATATTACAACTGAAAAAATTCAGGGCGCTAATGTATCGAACCCACCGGGAGGAGAACCGGGGAAAATGACCAAGGAAAAAATCATGGAAATTAAAGACGCAGGCGAACGTCAGAAAGCGATTGCGGAAAATCACGAACTTTTTGGCTATTGAAAGGAGTAGACAATGGCAGGAGTAACCACTAGCACTGTATTAAATACAGATAGCGCTCTCAAAGCGAGAGAAATTGATTTTGTAACAAGATTTGACAAAAACTGGGACGCGCTGAGAACTATCTTGGGAATCTTTAAACCTATCAGAAAAGAGCCGGGCACCAGCTTAGTAACCTACGAAGCGCAGATGAAAGATGAAGCTTTACAGGGCGGCGCAAGCGTAGGTGAGGGTGAGGCAATCCCTTTTACACAGTTTAAAGTTGTGGAAAGCAAGAGAGAAGATATTGTTGTAGAAAAATACGCTAAATCTTTAACTCTTGAGTCTGTGGCAAAATGGGGCGCAACAGTCGCAATCGAAAAGACAGATGATGCCTTTATGGTTGAGCTGCAGAACAAGGTTTTGAAAGATTTCTACACGTTTTTAAAAACAGGAACATTAAAAGGAACACAGAAAAAATGGCAGAAAGCACTTGCGATCGCAAAAGGCGCTGTACTCAACAAATTTGCAGGGATGAACAGAAACGTAACTGAAGTCGTAGGCTTTGCAAATGTAATGGATTTTTACGACTGGTTAGGTGACAAAGAGATTACTGTGCAGACGATGTTTGGTTTACAGTACATCAAAGACTTCTTTGGTTTCTCTACACTGTTCCTCCTTCCTGACGACTACATCCCGGCAAAAACTGTTATTGCAACACCTGTAGAAAATATCGACTTGTATTATATTGATCCCGGCGATAGTGATTTTAAAAAGCTTGGCCTGGATTACACAACATCTGGCGAAACAAATCTGATTGGATTCCACGCAGGCGGCAACTATACAAACGCCACAGGCGAAACATACGCCATTATGGGCATGAAACTGTGGGCAGAATACCTTGACGGTGTTTGCGTAGTTACTGTCGGAACTACAGAAACTATCCCAGAAGTATCAAGTGCCGTTTCGGAAGTAAGTTCGAACGGAAAATAAAAGGGGATGATTGAGTGCTTTATGAAATCATGAATCACATTCACAATTTCTTCCCGGTCAAAGGGGCGGCAATCACGGGAGAAATAACAATCGGAGATTGGATTTTTGACACGCTTAATTTTGATGTAGGCGTGACAGAAGATACTAAAGACCTGCGTTATTCTACTACCGCGATTCGCCTCCCGCTACAAGATGGGCAGTACTATTTAGTAAGCGGCTCTATCTTTAATGACGGGGTTTATCAGTACCACAAAGGCAATACTGCTCCGTTACAGGAGGAGACTTTTAACGGCGTAGTTGTTCCGCTGGCTATCCCCAAACCGTTTTTGTCACTGGTGGACGAAATCAGCGAGTGGCAGGCGAAAAACGGCAATTTAGGAGCGTATCAGTCGGAATCGTTTGGCGGATATTCGTACAGCAGGGCAACAAACAGTAAAGGCGAGACCTACACGTGGCAAGATGCCTTTAGGGCACGCCTGAACCCATGGAGGAAAATGGCATGAGTTTAATCAATGAATTTTTACAAGATTGCATACTCATGGATAAAAAGCGTACTTCTGACGGCGAGGGTGGATTTATCACCGAGTGGGTCGAGGGCGCTAAAATACAGGCGGCAATAGTCCGTGACACCTCCATGTCTGCCAGAGTGGCGGAAAAAGAGGGTGTAACAGCAACATATACAATTACTACAGCTAAAACAGTAAAGCTGAGCTATCATGATGTATTAAAAACAAAAGACGGAAAAATTTTTAGAGTTACATCAAATGCAAGAGAAAAAGAAACCCCTGCGTCGTCTAATTTAGACATAGCACAGGTCATGGCGGAGAAGTGGGAGTTAACGTCATGACTCCAACAGCGGCACTGTATCAATTTTGGTCGTCTTTCGGCATAACTGCATATCCGTCTAACAGGGTGCCGGAAGATACCGCATTTCCTTTTATCACATACGAACCAATTATAGCAAATTGGTGGACAGGTGCGGCCGCCGCTAGCGTCGTAAATGTCTGGTACCACACAGAATCTGAGGCAGTCCCAAATAAAAAGGCGAAAGAAATCAGTGACAGATTGCAAGGAGGAACCACGGTCAAGTGCGATGATGGAATCATTTTTCTGTCGCAAGACCAGCCTTGGACTCCTTTAGTCGATGAAGCTGACTCGTCAATAGTACGCAGATACACAGTAATAACTATGCAATTTATAACTATTTAATGAGGTGAGCAAATGAAGTATACGCAGGTACCTTCTGACCTTTTCAAAAAAATACAGATTAACGCCGGTATTATTGTATCAGCTTTTGAGCCGGAAACGGGTGCCATAACAGCAACTAACATCCTCATGGCAACCAGCGGCGGTTGTAGCTTTAGCGCGGAGCCATCCTTTACGGATTTCGGGGAAGACATTGATAATGTGCCTAAAAACACGATGGAACTCAAGGAAATCGAATCTATCGAAGTAAAATTATCAGGCACAGCCGTTACAATGGATACCGCACAGGCTAAAAGTTTTATGGCGGCGGCAGACGTAGCGGGAAACAAAGTAACACCAAGGGCAGATTTAAAGGCAGAAGATTTTAAGGATATTTGGTGGATTGGCGACTATTCGGACGAAAATTCCGGGGATTCCGCCGGATTTATCGCAATCAAAATTATGAATGCACTCTCAACGGGCGGATTTAAGATTAAATCAGATGATAAATCCAAAGGAAATTTTGATTTCGAATACACAGGACATTACAGCATTAAGAACGCAGAGACAGTACCTTACGAGGTTTATATCAAAACAGGCGAAGCGGCGTAGGAGGTAAAGCATGAAATTATCAGAATTAACAGCAGAACAGGGTTTAGAAGCCATTGCGAACTCCCTCGAACATATCGGTAACATTGCAGACGATGATGATGCGCTCAGCCTGTGCCAGAAGCTTGTACCGCAGGAAGGGGAGAAATATATCAAAGTCTTTGCTAGGGGTGCTAAAACAGCTCCTAGGCTGTTAAAAACACACAAAGATGATGTAATTGGAATCTTAGCAGCGTTTGAATTGCAGAGTGTTGAGGAATACAAGAAAAAGCATAAATTAATGGACATTATCAAAGGCATGGTTGACCTCATCAATGAGCCGGAGGTACGTCAGCTTTTTTTCTCAGCGCCAACAAGCGCAGCAGAAGAACCCTCTGGCGATGCGCAGGAGAATACAGAGGAAGAAGCGTAAAGGGATTCTTGCTGTACGTCAAGGCTAAGATTTTAGACGACACAGAGGAATTAATTTACAAACGATACATGGCCGATGGGCTGAAATATGTAACCGAAAGCATTTCGCAGGCGTTCGGTGGGAAATATCTCTATGTATCATTTTTTGATTTAATTAATAGCGATAAAAAGCAAACAGTAACAAAGACTGGCGAAGAAATAGCCGCGGACGTCATTAAAAAAGCCGGATTGGTGGTGATGAGTGATTGAATGTGATGGAATTGTTTGTCACTCTGGCAATCAAAGACACCGCATATAAGCAGGGGTTGAAAGACGCAGAAGGTAACGCCAGCTCGTCCACATCAAAAATTGGCGGGGCATTTAAAGCGGTCGGGAAAGTAGCTAAAACAGCTATGGTGGCCGGCTCTGCTGCCGCCGTTGCATTTACAAAAACATCAATAGATGCCGGAATGAATTTTGATACTGCAATGTCTCAGGTAGCAGCTACCATGGGAACAACCGTAGACAAAATAGGGAACGTCAAAGCCAAGGCTGAGGAAATGGGGCGCACAACAAAGTACACCGCAACGGAAGCGGCGGAAGGAATGAATATCCTTGCTCAGGCTGGCTTGTCGGCGGATGAGCAGATTAGCGGTATCGGAACGGTACTTAACCTTGCCTCTGCCGGTGCTATGAGTCTGGAAGAATCGGCATCATATACTGCCGGAGCTGTAAAAGGCTTTGGTGACTCGATGAGTAACGCATCTTACTATGCCGATTTGATGGCAAAGGGTGCTACTCTTGCTAATACGGACGTAAGAGGCCTTGGAGAGGCTTTTTCCGGTTCTGCTGCCACAGCGAAAAACTACGGTCAAGCGGCGGACAGTGTCACGCTTTCCTTGCTTCGCTTGGCAGAGCAGAACGTGACAGGCTCCGAGGCATCTACGGCATTAAATAGGGCAATGGCGGACTTATATACTCCGACTGATGATGCATCAAAAGCTTTAGATCAGTTAGATGTATCCGCCTATAAGTTAAACGGCGAGGCAAAAGATTTTAACGACCTCGTAGACGAGCTTAATGGCTCTTTGCAGGGTATGACAGCGGAACAAAAAAACAATGCTCTTGCAACGATTTTTACAACGCAAGGCTTACAGGCGTTTAATAAAATGACCGCATCGAGTGATGCGACTGTGCAAAAATTTTGGAAAGGAATACAGGATTCTTCCGGCTCCGCAGCACAACAGGCGGCTACGCAGTTAGATAATTTGCAGGGCGACATAACCTTGCTATCTAGCGCCACAGAAGGCCTGCAACTTGCTTTTTATAATACCTTTTCGGGTACTATCCGTGGTGCCATCAAAGGTATAACAAGCGAGGTTAGTGGATTAGCTGAGGCGATGGAATCTGGCGGCATAAGCGGCGCCCTTTCCAAACTGGCGCAAGATGCGATTAATTTTAGCGGCCAGTTGCCGGGGCTGACAAAAATCGGCGGCGACCTCATAAACGGTTTAATTTCAAGCGTTACTCAAAATTCTGGCAGTATTACAACTGCTGTCAGCCAACTGTTAAATAATCTTGCCTCTACGATTTCCACAGGGCTAAATGTATTTACATCGGTCGGAGTTAATTTGCTGACGACTATCGCTAACGGCATGACTCAGGGCATCCCGACCTTTTTGGGGCAGGCGTTGCCGATGCTGACACAATTTACAGAGTCATTGAGGAGCAACGCAGGCAAATTGATAAATGCAGGCCTGACACTTATCCAGAATATTGCTCAAGGGCTGATTAATTCTATTCCTGTATTGATTGCATATGTACCTACAATCATAACGAATTTGGCTGGCATTATTAACGATAATGCGCCAAAAATCCTTGCAACAGGAGTAACAATCATAACAAATTTAGCGATTGGCTTAGTTCGTGCGATTCCGTTATTAATTGCTAATTTACCGAAGATTATCACAGCAATCGTAAGCGTATTTACAGCGTTTAACTGGTTTTCGCTTGGTAAAAACATTGTTACCGGCATAATAAAAGGGGTCAAAAATCTCCCTTCCCTTTTAAAGGGTGCCGCTAAAAATGCTGTAAACGGATTCAAGGGAGCATTTAAGGGAAATGGTATTTTATCGGCTGTAAAAGGAGCATTTACTAAGATACCATCGGCTGTTAAAAGTATCTTTACTAAGGCAGTATCCCTTGTAAAAAGCTTCCCTGGACGGTTTAAGAGCGCCTTAAAGTTTAGCTGGTCTCTTCCACACCTAAACCTACCGCACCTGAGTGTTTCCGGCGGAAAAGCTCCGTTCGGTATTGGGGGAAAGGGTTCCCTGCCATCGTTCCATATTAGCTGGTATAAAAAGGCTATGGAAAGTCCATATGTATTTTCTGATGCCACATTGTTTGGAGCAGGAGAAGCAGGAGACGAGATGCTGTACGGTCGTAGCAGACTGATGAACGATATCAAAGAGGCAACACAGGGAACGAAAAACGATGTAACTATTAACGTAACTGTAAACGGTGCAGATAACCCAGAAGAATGGGGAAGAAGAATGGCAAGTGAACTTAGAAGGCAGGTGAAAATGGCATAATGGCAAAGAAAAAGTCTGCTGCTCCTAGCGGTCTGTCTATATCGAGAGACGGTTTGAAATTTACAATATCTTGGAAGATACCGGCGAAAAAATATGAGGATGGACAGTGGCTATGGTATCGTCTACATACAAAAAACGCCAGTGCTTCTAAATGGGATTGGACAAAGTGGAAGAAAATAAATGTGGGAAAATCAGCAACCAAAAAAACGGTAGCACTTAATGCAAAAAATTATTATCCTGTCTCATCAAAATTATTAAACGCGATAGAATTTAAGGTAAAGGGCAAAACAAAAAGTGATAAAAAGCATACCTATACAGCCGCACATTCCACAAAGACATTTACCATTTATGCACCAAATGCCCCTTCCGTTTCTTATTCTCTTGATGATACTGGCGCAAATAAAGGTGCATTTACTTGGAATACCTCATACGAGGCAAATGATGCAAGGCATTTTGCAAGGACGCAGGTACAGACCGCATTAATGACAAACTATAAGGGCGCCATTGCAAACGCTCGCTTTACCAATGCATCCTATACGGGAGCGTCTGGCACATGGGCGATAACAGAGGATGGTTCCCCGACACAAAACAAGACATTTTGCCGTATTGTAAGGGCAAAATCGAGAGGGTGTGCCGGAGATTCCGGTTGGAGCTATGCATACCATTATTACAGCATCCCAGAGCGTCCAAATATACAGAGTACAGGGAGCAAAGAGATAGGCTCCTCTAGCCGCTATGTATGGGCAAACTGGGTGCAGGCATCGCCGCGGGACCGCCCTGTGGATTCTATGGAGTTACAATATGCCATAGACACGCCGGAAAGCGGAGAGAGGTATACCGGCACATCATGGAGTACAGGAGTAACTGTTGCGTACCATGATTATACGGTGTCAGCAGATTTTAACACAGACGATGGCATAGCGGAAGACCAGGTTATGTGGACAAGAGTGCAAAGTACGCACGATAAAAAATATGCATACTCTGAGCCACGAGTAGCGGCGCGAGGGGCTTTAAAATCCCCGTCATTTGATACGGTATCGGCAACAGGAACAACACTTACTATCAATAGCGTTGAACGCAACACGGAAGTTCCTGACGCTAAAACAGCCGTCTGGATGAAAATAGGCAACGAGGAAAAAGGTATTATTGCAATTACCGACAAAGAGGGGACAATCACAGTTGCGTGTCCGGACGTTTCTGGCGGTACCGAATACCAGATTGCGCTCAAAAATTTTACCGGAACTTCCACACCTCAAAATGGAGCGTCTGGCACCACCTACAAACTTAGCCCCCTCATGCAGTCTGGGTGGATTTATTCGGAAACAAGAAAGATTGCAGTCCCACCGAAAAATATAACTGCAATGGCGGTGGCATCTGATACCGTGGAACTAACATGGGATTGGTCGTGGAAAAATGCGGATGCGGCTACCGTTGCGTGGGCAGACCACGAGGACGCATGGATTAGTACGGAAGCCCCAACTACTTATGACGTGGAGGACAGGGAAACCACGTGGCATATCGGGTCCCTAGAATCGGCAAAAACATATTATTTCCGCGTAAGATTGCGGGATACGTCCGGGGATGAGGAAGTGTTATCTCCTTGGTCTGATACGGTTTCCGTATCTCTGAGTGAGACCCCAACAACTCCTACGCTTGCAACGACAGAAAATTATCTTGCCCTGGACGATACAGTTATTTGCAGTGTTGGCTACACCGGAAACAGCAAAGCTAGCATAAAAATAGCGGAAGCGGTTAACGATGAGCCGGTTAAAGGCAAAGATGGAAACGTCGTTGTTTTAATGATGTCTTCCGGCATGGAGACATTATCGGAAACTATTGAAAACATTAATAAAATCTATACTGCAAGTGGTCTTTTGAGCAATCTGTGGAATGTAGGAGAAATCCATTATTTAAAAGCAATGGTTACAGCACAGGGAGGCAAGGAAGGTGCATGGTCAGATTCTGTGGCTGTTGAAATTGTTGCAAAACCTGCAATAGACAGCGTTACAACAAATCTTGTTTCGGAAGCAACAGCATATAATTCTGACGATGTTACCACGGAAACGACCGACCAGACAGTGCCGGAATCATCGGAAGGCACAACAAATTATTTGGAGCAGCTACCATTAACGATAGCCCCGTCCTTCGGGGATTCTGCTGGCACAGCAAAAGTAACGATTGTCAGGGACGAGGATTATTATATTCTGCGCCCGGACGGATTAAAGGAACAGCATTTTGCCGGCGAAATTATTGCCAGTTTTACCGGTAGCGAAACAGATAACTACAGTATTGCCTTGGGCGACCTGATCGGGCAGATGGATGACGGTGCAAGGTACAGCATACAGATTGCATTTACAGATATTTATGACCATGTGGCAGAAAAAAAGATACCGTTTGTTGTACGGTGGAAACACCAGCCGGAAGTGCCAACGGCCACTGTAAATACGATTGCAGACAACAAAACAGCGAGTATTGTTGTTGCTAAACCAACCACATATGCTGATGGGGATACATTCGACTTGTATCGGATGAGTGTAGACAGAGCAGAATTGATTCTGGAAAATGGGGTTTATGGACAGAAATATGTTGACCCATACCCAGCGTTAAATGAGTACGGCGGCATACTGGTTGTAAATAAAACTGCCAACGGTGACTATATAACGTCAGATAGTTCGTTTGCGTGGTTATATAGCGATTTTTCCATCGAATATAAAAAGGCAATCATTGATTTTGACGGTGAATCTATCGAAATCCAGTATAACCTTGATTTAGATAACTCATGGGATAAAGATTTCGAGAGGACAGTTTATCTTGGCGGCTCCGTACAAGGTGACTGGAATCCTGCAGTCACTCGTGATTTAAAAATTGATGCAGTAAGTATCTCACTAACAGAACCAATGATGATTGAGCAAATGAGGCGGCTCGCAACGTATCCCGGAATATGTCACGTTAGGACACCAGATGGTTCATCGTTTTCCTGCGATATACAGGTGTCGGAGAAAAAAGACCACGATAATAAAATGAGGACAGATTTCTCATTAACGATAAAAAAAGTGGATTCGGAAGAACTGGATGCTGTGACGGAAGAACAGTGGAACGCAGAGCATCCTAATGAGGTGGCGTGATGGATTGGAGCAAAGGATTTTCAGCAAGATATATTTTAACAACAGTTGACCCTAAGACGTGGACAGACCGTCAAGAATTTGAATTTACTGAGGGTAGTATTGACCGGGACAGTACGTCAGATTTAAGGGAATCTGCTTCCGTCACAATGACGGAAAAGATAACAGACAATGAGTGTTGGGTCCGCATTTACCTACAAGCCAGACAGGGAGGGTCAGGAGCAAAAGTAGCACTGTTTACTGGCTTGACCGCCTTCCCAGAAAGAAAGCTTGATGGTGTGAGAGAGACTTACAATATTGACTGCTATTCCGTTCTCAAGCCGGCAGATGATGTGATTCTGCCGCGTGGTTATTATGCACCAGCCGGTAGCGGAGCAAAACAGATTAAAAATCTGTTTAATGATTGCATCCCTGCTCCCGTGTATGTCGAGGGAACATCACCGATAACTACAGATAACATCGTTGCGGAAGATGGGGAAACAAGGCTCACAATGGCACTGCATATTTTAGATGCTATTGGTTGGCGGATACGAATACTTGGCGATGGAAGCATTGTTATCTGCGCAAATGATAATAATAGCAGTCTTACAGTGGGGATTAACGCAAACGACATCATAGAGTGCGATGTAACAGACACATTTAATTGGTACGACACACCGAACTGTTTTATGGCAATACATGACGATTACGGCGCAGCCATCGCGCGGGACGACAGCCCGGACAGTTATTTATCAACCGTCAGCCGGGGCAGGGAAGTGTGGAAATCGGAAACAGGCGTTGAATTATCTTCCGGGGAAAACATAGCGGCTTATGCCGTTAGAAAACTAAAAGAATTGCAGAATCCTGCCAGAACGATACAGTATAGCCGGCGATTTTTCGAGGACGTTCTTTTAGGCGATGTGGTCTTTCTAAATTATCCGAGACATGGCCTTACTGGAAAATTCAGAATAATATCACAAACCTTGTCGCTTGAACACGGATGCCGGACAAAGGAAGAGGTAGAGAGCATTGAATGATTTTATAAAAGAGATTGCCTCGGCAATGAAAGAAAGCAAAACAAAGCCTTACGACACGGTTGCAAAAGTCCTTCGCGTTGACGAAAAAACGGCATATGTCCACATTGACGGTGGAGCAGATGAAACCCCCGCACAGATGGCGATTAATTGTAAGACAGGTGACACAGTAAAAATCCGTGTCAGCGGCGGAAAAGCATGGTTAACAGGAAACATTACAGCACCACCTACGGATGACTCTGTTGCAATTAAAGCGAATAAGACAGCTACTAAGGTAAAGAAATCCTACGAGAACTTTAAAGATGTTACCGAGGAAAACTTTAGCAGTCAGGAAAACAAGATATCAGAGGCTGCTAAAGTTGCAACTAACTTTATGAAATATATCGAAGGACTTGGATTAGTTGTCGGTGATATGCGAGGCAATGAACTTGGACAGAACGCGTTACTTGACGCAAATGGAATGTGTGTGCGCAACAATAACAGCGAAATTGTACGATTTGGAATTACAGATATTAAGGTAGTGAATGAAGATGGAGACCCTGTTTATAGTGGTACTGGTTCTGTTGTAAAGTCACGAAACAATATTGTTGTATCAACACAGCAAACAAAAGATGCAGGTAATACTAATGCCGGTGGTAAGGCTGCGCTTGAATTATATTATGATAGTGCAAAAGATAATATGAGTCTCTCGTTATCTGTAAAAAGTGGAACATCCTATACTGATTTGTACGAAAGCATTGGAAATGGGATATATGCTGATAACTCTAATACAAAGATTGTGTCTTCAGACGTAATAAAGTTGGATGCAGGGAGAATATATTTATCCACCTATTTAGGGACTTGGAGACCATATTTTTGCGCTGGCGATTCGATCAGTGCAACTTTTGGTACTGCTGGATATATTACGAGTTCCGGCAAGGATGTCATTTTTATAATTCCATTATCAAAACCAATAGTTGGGAACCCAACGGTAACAGTAACAAGTGTGGAAGGACTTATGGTCCGACAAAATAATAAGTATTTGTATGGTGGCTCATCAACAAAATATGTCAAACCTAGCAAATATACTGTACGCTCAACGCTTAGTGGAGGCTGCATCCATGTATTTGCAACAATGCCAAATACTACAGATGTTACAAACAATAGTCCTTGCGGCATCTGGGCTAATATTAAGATAACATTCTCATAGGAGGAATAATAAAATTGGCTTTAAAAAAAGAAATCCGTCAAAGTGATGGCGTGGTTACTAATTATCACAGAATCTTATATATTCAGTCTACAATCAACAGTCATGAGTCAATAGCTGTAGTGTCTTATGTAGATGAGATTGGTAGAGCTATGGAAAACAACGGCGACAGACCGTATAGAACCGCTGTTACATATGAGAAAGAGTATGAAGAGAATATGACTATTGAAGATGCTTATAAGTATCTCAAAACACTTTCGGAATACGAAGACGCAGAGGATATCTGATACAATTTATGCATAAGGAGGCGAGAGCATGATAGCTAGTGGAACAATAATTATTGATGGACAGACATACCGCAAAGGAGATGTTATACACGATTTAGGCGGCTGGGATTGCATAGATACGGACGGAAGTAAGCGATATTACTGGGGAAAGTCTTCTGAAGTAGACAAATTACCTCATTATGTTGCAAGTGGTTCGACGGCGTTATGTGTAGACACAGGGGAATTATATGGCTTTTACGCTCCTGATAGCAAGTGGTTTTTACTTTAGTGAGGTGTAGGACATGAGAAAAAGTGGTTTAACGGGAGATGAGGCGTATGTACTCTCGAAACATGGGAAAACAACAGAAGACCTTGGCCCGTTAAAAAAAGAAATTGGTTTGATAAAGGAAGATATAGAGGAAATAACGACAAAAGATTATGTTAATTTATTAGAAAGCTCAGACGTTATCTCTATTGAAACCGTGAAAGGTTTTCCTCATCCCGAATATGAGCCTAAAAAAATAAAAACAATTAACATGTCAGATGTTAATAATACTGTTTGCGAATTACATATAAAATTAAATACCAAGGCAAATAGAAAATATCTTTTATCAACACTTGTTAGTGTTAAAGCCGGGGTAGGTAAAGTTACAGTTCTTTTTTACGATGTTGAAACATACAGTAATATTTTTAATATATATGGTGATAGTGTTACATATAACGGAAAATTAATTGGTAATTCAATCGATGAAAAAACTACCAATATTATAGGTGGTGTAGGTACAACAAAAGACGGAATAGTTACAGCTAGACTTAGGTTTGAATCAATAGATAAAACTCTAATAGCTGAATACTCAGAAATGTCCTTAATTGATATTACAGATTTCTCCGAAGATATTACAAAATTGAACAAATATATTAATATGACATATGCTGAACGTTTTGATTTGAAACCAAAAGGTGTATCGTTAGAAACAAAAAAAGAACTAGAAAAAAACTTGTCAGAAAGTAAAATATATACTGATACAAAGATAACATCATTAAAACAATATTCAAATTACTTATATGGGAAAAAATGGTGGGCAGTAGGAGATTCAATAACATTCGGTGCTAGGTCTGATATTGATGAAAATGGTGTTAGAAAAACATATGCTACATATATTGCTAATAGAAATGGGATGGTATTAAAATTGGATGCTATTAGTGGCAGAGCTATGGGAGTAAAAAAGAACAGAACAGATAGTTTTTGTTTAGATGGCTATTATAACAACTGCCCGTTTGACTATCCTGATTATATTACTATTTTTTTAGGAATAAATGACACGGAAGAAGTTGGAACTATTGATAGTACAGATATAAACACATTTTCTGGGGGGTATAACAAAGTCTTAGATTATTTGACAGCGACCTACCCTAGAGCGTGTTTGAAAAACATTTTAAGTTGTTCATTTTAACCAAATTAATATTGAGGCGATGCATATAAATGCTGCAAAAGTGGATGCTAATTTATCATAACGCGTGGCTATTCGACGGAATGCTTTTAACTTGAGAAAATAGTTTTCCACTAAATGTCTTTCTTTGTAAAGATGCCAGTCACAGTAACGGTCAAATTTAGCCCCTTTTCTGGAAGGTATGGTTGGCTCACCACCATGGGCATAGATATAGTCCATTAATTTATTGCTATCATATCCGCGGTCAGCCAGTATATCACTTTCCTTTATGTCAACTTGTTCTAGCAAAGGGATGGCGTAATTAATATCATTACGCTGTCCCTCACTGAGCATAACATAAACAGGATAACCATAAGCATCTACAATGGCATGGATTTTTGTACTTGCTCCACCGCGACTGTGTCCGATTTCGTTGGATGGCCCCCTTTTTTTGCACCTGCACTATGTTGATGAGCCTGGACAATGGAGGCATCTATTGATAATTCGCTTAATTCTGCATCAAGGCTTAAAACACGAAAGATATTATCAAGGATACCGTCTTCCATCCACTTGCGAAAGCGAGAATAGACAGTTTGCCAAGGGCCATAGCGTTCTGGAAGGTCACGCCAAGGTGCTCCACTGCGGGCAATCCAGACAATTCCGTTAAGAATGGTACGGTTACACTTGGATGGTCGTCCTTGTTTGCCAGAATTTTCAGGTGGCAGTAGAGAAACAATTTGATTCCATTCTTCATCTGTTAATTCATATCGTCTCAACATAATAAACTCCCCTTTTTTCTTTATTTTATCATGAAAAAGGGCGTGGGAATATATGTTTTGTGCAACTTTTATTTTTCAAACACGCTCTAGAGCAAAAATAGGCATTATCCCTGTATATGATTTAGCAGAACAAAGAGGACAAATGACTATTGCTTTAGGCGAAAAATGGGGAGTGCCTGTATTTAATTGGGATACACATTCATTCTTCTATTATCGATACCAACATAATACAGTAAAGGAACGGAAACAAAAAGAGTTTATGTATTTTGATGGTACAAGATACGAAGTGCATCCAATTGACGCAGGGTATCAATTTATGTCTACTATGATTGAAAGTTGGATGCGCGAACTATAATTAACTAAAGAGGACTTTAATTAATTTATGAAAACAAAAGAAAAATAATTTTTAAGGAGGAATGGAGATGGTAGATATTATGTTACCTTTATTAACTTGTATTTTTGTAGTTTTTGATTTGGCTAGTGGCGGGGTAGCCGCCTGCGCTAACCACGAGTGGAAATCCTCAGAAATGAGGAAAGGATTGTATCATAAATTTGGCTCCATTATGCTTGTGGTGCTTGCATATCTTATCGACTACGCCCAGAAATATGTAGACTTGGGCTTTCAGGTACCTATTGCCGCAGGCGTGTGCGTCTACATCATTTTGATGGAGCTTGGTTCTATTGTGGAAAACATCGGCAAAATTAACCCTGATTTGCTCCCGGACAAGGTTAGAGCGATTTTAGGACTGGACAAAATGAAATAAATTTACGTAATTTTTGCGTGTTTGAGGTGATGCAGTGAACAGAAGTTTGATAAAAAAACTCTGGAAATTAGGCGATAAACAATTTATTGACTACGCCTTGTCGTGTGCCCGCTTAACCTTGCGGGAGCGCGAAACTGTACAGTACTTGCTTTTCGACGGATTAACGCAAGAGCAAGCCGCCGAGAAAATGGATATAAGCACGAGAGGATTACAGGGGCTGTGGAGTTGTGCCGTAGAAAAGATTTTGTTAGTTCCTGGCACAATCCCGTACATAAATAGCCTTTAAGAAACTAAAGATAACTAAAAATCATGCGAGAAATAAGCGCGTTACCTTCGTGGTGACACGCTTATTTTTTTGCGATAATAAAACTATAAGGAGGGCAAAAAAATGTATCAATATTGGAATCCTAACCCAGCGGCGGCAAAAGTGGGAGATTGCACCGTGCGCGCTATCTCAAAAGCTACAAAGCAAACGTGGGAAGAAACATATATACAACTTGCCCTGTACGGCTTAATGTTGTCAGATATGCCCTCAGCTAATGCGGTGTGGGGTGCATACCTCAAAGATAAGGGGTTTAATCGCTACATAATCCCCGATGAGTACATGACTTGCACTGTATCGGAATTTGCAAACAATCACCCAGAAGGGGCTTATATTTTAGCACTGTCAGGGCACGTTATAGCAGTAATTAACGGTAATTACTACGACACGTGGGACAGTGGAGCAATGACACCAATATATTACTGGAGGGAAGGAGGAAAATAAATGTTCGGTTATCCACAATATCCACAACAATATCCACAGTACCCGCAATATCCACAACCGGATTATCTCGACCAGCTCAACCGATTAAAACAACAGCAGGCGCCGCCTCAACAAATGCAACAGCAGACCAACCCCGATGAACGGATTTGGGTACAAGGACAGGGCGCGGCGGAGGCGTATTTAGTAGCACCAAACTCTTTTGTCCGTTTGTGGGACAGCCAAGCACCGATTTTTTATGAAAAAAGAGCGGACCAGACGGGCAGACCGTTTTTAGAGGTGTTTGAATACAAGCGCAAAGGCACAGATTCGCCCACAGCGGAGCTTTCACAATCTAGCCAGCCAATCAACTACGAGGAACGCTTAAATGCCTTAGAAAGGCAAATGGAGACGTTAAGAAGGAGGGTATTGAATGAATCTCAATCCAATGCAGATGATACAGCAGTTTCAGCAGTTCAGGCAGCAGTTTCAGGGGGACCCGAAGCAGGAAGTGCAAAACCTGCTAAATAGCGGGCAAATGAGCCAGCAACAGTATAACCAGTTGCAGGGTATGGCAACACAGTTTCAAAACCTTTTAAAGGGTTTTAAATAAATAAAAAAGGAGTGATTTCATGGGATTAACAACAGATGGAATGAGCCCGGCAGATTTGGCGGCAGTCACAGGCAACAATAACGGCACATTTGGCGAGGGCAACGGTGCTTGGTGGATTATCATTCTTTTCCTCTTTATCTTCTGTGGATGGGGAAACGGAAACGGATGGAATAACGGCGGCGGAGGCGTGGCAGATAACTATGTATTAGCTTCTGACTTCGCAACCTTACAGCGTCAGATTGATAGTGGCCTTTCTTCCCTCGAAAGAAAGGGTGATGCCATCAACAGCGGTATTTGTGACGGATTTTATGCGATGAATACCTCTCTGCTCAACGGATTTGCAGGAACAAATAGCACAATACAGCAGAACGGCTATGACACACGAAATACAATTCAGCAGGGACAGATTGCAGACATGCAGAGTTTTAATGCTTTGCAGGCACAGTTAGCACAGTGCTGTTGTGATAACAAACAGGCTATCGCAGGTGTTAACTACAACATGGCGATGAATACTAATGCGATCCAGCAGGAAGTTACAAACGGCTTCTGCCAGACAAACTTTAACAACGCAAACAACACAAGAGACATCATCGACAACCAGAACAACAACGCTAGAGCTATCCTCGATGCCCTCACAGCGCAGAGAATCGAAGCTAAGGATGCTAAGATTGCCGAGCAGAATCAGCAGTTATTTGCGGCACAGTTAGCGGCTTCTCAGGCGTCACAGAACGAAACCTTAAAGGCATACATGCAGGGCCAGTTTACTTATTACAACCCTAGACCAGTGCCAGCTTTTCCGGTTTCCGCACCATATCAGTACGGTAACTGCGGATGCAATACCAGTTGCGGATGCTAAAATTTTATAATTAGCAGCTTCCTGCGTTGACGGGATTGTTCGGCTTGTGCCGATGATGCTTATAGCGGCGGGGCAATCGTTCCGCCGTTTATTATTAAAAAAGGAGTGATAACGTGGCAGAATTTACTAATAGCAATATTGTAACCGTGGCAGCGGGGCAGAATTTACCGCTCACAGAGACAGCCGTAAAGTGCGGTAGCTGTATTACACACCGGGAGGGGGCAGGAATTGTGACCCTTAGAGGCCTTACAAACCAGTGCAGGGCGCGCTATAAGGTCAGCTTCGGGGCTAATATCGCCATACCCGCCGGTGGAACTGTGACACCTATTTCTATTGCCCTGGCAATCGCCGGAGAACCATTAAATAGTGCGACAGCAATCGTAACACCTGCAGCCGTAGGCGAATATTTTAATGTATTTACGGCGGCATTTATTGACGTGCCGCGCGGATGTTGCATAACAATCGCAGTCGAAAATACATCTACGCAGGCAATTAGTATAGCCAATAGCAATTTAATCGCCGAGAGAGTAGCGTAAAGGAGGGCGAAAAATGGAATCATTACACAAATTAAAAAAGATGATGTGCAGAGAGCTGGACGAGATTTCGAACAAAGGCGATATGAGCGCCGGGGATTTAGAAGCAGTCCACAAACTGACAGACACAATTAAAAATATTGACAAAATCATGTATCTGGAAGGTGGCAACGAATACAGCCGTGGCGGCGACTGGAACACGTCAGGAAGATACAGTCGCGGGCGTTATCCTGACATGGATTACGACGACTATAGCAACGCTCGTAGAGGTCAGCACTATGTGAGGGGGCATTACTCTTACAACGATGCAAAAATGCAGGTAAAAGAAACTATCAAAGACATGATGCACGACAGTAATCTGTCTAGTACAGATCAGGCAGCACTAGGCAGAGCATTAGCAGAATTAGACCGATAAGAGAAAGGGGTGCCGCAATGATTAATATGGACGAAATTAATGCCGAAATTGCGGCATTAGAGGCAGGAAAAACAACCTACGCCACTTGCGAACGGCTTTCGATTTTATACAATGTACGCAATAATTTAATGAGCAATCAACAACCGAACCAACTATCTTCCAACACATCATACTACTCTTACAGTTCCGAGCCGAATTCTGAATTTAAAGAAATCGCCCGAAACGCAGACTTTGAGCACTTATTACGCGTGCTTGACGAACACATGAAAGCCATCGAAGCAATGTATCCGCGAGAATATCGGTCAGTTTTGCGAAAAATAAAAGAGGGCGCTTGAAACGTCCTCTTTCTTCTTGTATAATATAATTACTTCTCCTTTATTTCTATCATATTTTGTTATACGGTAACTGACCTTAACCTGGTGGTTACGGCTAGTTACTGTATAACAAAAACTAAAAAAATATAATATCCTCCACGTAAGTGTCGGGGGATATTTTTATTTCTTTTACAATACTTTTCCAAAACACCTGCTTGTCTTGTTCGCCTAACTGCATATACATATCTTTCCAACCGTCAGGAAATCTGCTTTGTATTTTTTTCTTAGTTTCTAGTTCTTCCGTTGCGGCGGTCTGGGATAGTTCTTTTAATTCCTTTGATATAGCCTCATATCTTTCGTCATAGTATTCTTCTGTTATCCTACCTTTTTCAAACATCTTGTTGATTCTTCCCAGCTCACTGGATAATTTTTTCTTTCTCTTTTCCGCATCGTTTCCGCCTGCCTTCACACGACCTTCTGCCCTTAATACATCTAACTGTATTTTTTCTTCGATGTGATTGAGCATATATGTTTCTAATTTTTTTTCTGATCGCGTGTAGGTCTTGTGCTTTTGTGCGACAGAGTGGGGACAGTGATATACTTTGTACTTTTTTCCTTTTTTGCCTATTGCACACCCGGAAAGCCTGCAACCGCAAAGCGGGCATTTCATCAAGCCGGAGAAAATGTAAATACGCCTCCTGCAATCTGTCCAAGTTTTTTGGCTGGATACCTCGTTGATTTTTTGCGCCTGCTCCTCTGTGATGTACGGCTCACAGTAGTTTTTTACTCCATACATTTCGCCGCGATAAGCCGGGCTGGACATAATCTTAACCAACCTTGTTCTTGTCCTTACAAAATCTGGGTATTTACCCAAAATATAGTCGGCGGTTCCTGCTTTTGAGAAGGTCTGAAAGTAATGCTCAAACATATCCTCAATTATTCCTCGCGTCTTTTCGTCTTTTACAATCTTTTTCCCTTCTATGCGATAACCTACCGGCACTTTTCCGCCAATATATTCCTTGTTGTTCCGTTTAAATTCCATAACAGACCGTATTTTCTCGCTGTCCCTGTCTGCCTCTGCCTGCGCTACGGACAGCATAATATTTACTTTAAATATTCCCTGACTTGTTTCTGTCTCATAATCCTCCCAGATAGCTCTCCAAGGCACTTTACACGCGTCAAGGACACTTTGTACCTCATAATACCCTGCAACGGCTCTAAACCACCTGTCAAGGCGTGTGAAGAGTATTATGTCAATCTTACATTGCTTGCAATCCTCAAGTAACTGCAAAAGAGCAGGGCGTTTTGTGTATTTTTTACGTGCAGATATGCCAGCATCGTTATAAATACCGGCAACCGTATAACCTTGTTCCTCACAATATTTTTCAAGCGCATCTATCTGCGAATCAACGGACAATCCGCTGTTCTTCTGCTCTTGCGTGCTTACTCGCACGTATAAAGCGGCTCTTTTCATTTATTTCCCTTCCTTCCTTCGTACCTCCGGGGCGGGTGCTGCTAATTATAGCTGCTAAGTCTATCTATTAGCTTTTTCTGAGACTTTCGTATTTCTCGGTTATTTCTTTGTATCTCCTCTCTTGATTTACTCACATTATACACGATAATGACTATTATGTCAAGAGAAAAATACACGAAAATGTATCATTTTTTATATTCCACGATGTCGCACACCTGACAGTCCAATTTCTCGCACAAATACATAATTGTATCTATGTTCACGTTTCTATCGTGCCGCAACTTGTTAACCAGTGCTGGGGAAAGATTAAAGCTTTCCTTATCTAATAGGTTAGAACGTTTTAACCCTCTGCGTTCTAACGTGTCCCATAAATTACTATATGAGATACTACCTTTATATATGTTACTTCTTTTTCTTGCTCGTGTTTCCATTTAAAAAGCCTCCTTTAATCGTTATAAATATATAGTACATTATTTTGAAATAAATATCAAGAAAAAAATAATATATTTTCGTGTATTTTTCTCTTGACATAATAGTCACTATCGTGTATAATGTGAGTAAATCAAGAGAGGAGATACAAAGAAATGAAAAAATACAATTTATCAAACATTATGAAAAGAGCATGGGAGTTAGTTAAAAAGGCAGGTCTTTGCATCTCCGAAGGATTGAAATTAGCATGGAAGGAAGCAAAGAACATGGGAGAAACAATGGAGGAAAAGCTTATCCGCCTTGGCTATAAGGTGTGGGAGAAGGGCGACATGAAACGCATCTATATTAATGACTTTCAGAAATATTTGGAAGTCGAAGAAACTAATACGCCAGCAGCAATGGGACGTGGAAGAATCATTAATGGCATCTGCACAGATGAATACAAAAGCTTTGCACAGCGTCAAGCATTAAACCTTGTTGACTGGGGATTTGGCGCAAAATTATATTATGATTGCAAGAAAGAAGACTGGGGATGCAAAAATCCAGGCAGCAACTTAATTAAAAAAATCCTCTGGACAGTTGTCGATAAAATAGTAGTTTTATAATAAATACCCGCCCGGCGGCGGAACCGCCGGAGAAAGAAGGAAAATATGACAGCAGAAGAAAGAAACAAGTACATAGAGTTTATGTACGATTATAAAAATGAATATAATTGTGAAAATTGCCCGGAAAACAGAGGCGATTTTCCGCATGACAGATTACCTTGCGGACAACAAAATTGCTGGGTAACCTGCCACTGTAAGGAGGTGTAAATAAAGTACCCGCCGCGGAGGTTACGAAGGCAGGAAGGAAGAAAGCATGAAAAAGTATAACGTATATAAAGCTACGCGAGAGATTAAAGAAAGAGACATTTCAGAAATAGTGCAGGGGTGTACATTTTTTTGCGATGGTGTTTCTGAAGAATTAATAAAATCTTGTGATACACTAGAAGAAGCAAAAGAAGTCTTGGCGAAATATAAGACAGATATTACAGCTTACGGCGGGTGTTATCTGGTTACGGAATACTGTGTTCTACCAGAAATCTATGACGAAGACGGCGAGATCGTGGAGTCTGGCGACATCGAAGAAATTACAGAAATGAAAATCAGTGTCGAGGACGAAGAGTGGAACGTTGTAAAAACGTTTGATAATCTAAAAGAGGCGGACAATTTTATACATAGTGACGAAAGAGAATTGACGCTGATTTATTAGGATGAAAGGGGGAAATGGCATGCAAAAATTCAATAAAAGGAGAAAACTAGATAGATTCTTAGCTAGCTTGCCTAAAGACATGGTTTTTAAGTCCAATAATGAGTTCCGCATAAAAATGCCAAACGGATACATTGGTATTGGGTATTATTACCATGATTATCATGCATTTGGAGGACATCGTAATTCTGAATACAATACTATACAAGAAAACATAGATGCAGTAAAAGAACTTATTGACAAATATGGTAAAGGAGAGTAGGATATAGATAAGGTTTTTAATAGCTCCATTTTGGGATGTAAATGTTAGCTTAGTTTTGTGCCTTAAAAACATTAATAGTTCCATTCTGGAAGGCAAAGCACTTGTTTCGACAGGTGCTTTTTTATTATCTTGAGGAAAAAAGAAAAGAGAGAAGAATTGATTCTTCCCTCTTGTTGGTTGTCCTATTAGTAGACTAATTATTTTAAATTAATAGTTATCTTCTTGTCTGTCCAGAACGAAGCACTATACTCTAAAATCACTTTCTTTGCATCTTTTGGCACTTCGTAATATGCTGTAAAGCTCACGTTCTTTCCTGGAGACAAATTAGTGTTAACAAAATCGCTGTCCCCTATGTATTGCTGCTCGCAAGCTGAATTATCTGCATAGCATTCGCAATCAGATACAGACACATATTTGTCGCCTTTTTCTGCGATGTTTTCGCAAGTAAAGTCTACAGCTACATATTCGCATCCATCTTTTGCAGTAAAATACTCTCCAGCGTCATATCCAAATTCAGCCTTTTTAGCAGTTACTTTTAAACCGTCATTCTCAAAAGATTCGCCAACCTTTACGCTCTCTTTCTCTTTTGTTTCTTCTTTTTTGGCAGTTTCTTTCTTAGCCGCTGTTGTTGCAGCACTCTTTGTCTGAGAATCGGTGGAAGAACTGTCATCGTCACCACCACCCATTGCCATGCCTAAAACAGCCAGAACGATGATAATGATAATTACCCATTTCAGTTTTCCGCCCTGTTTCTTCCGGCAATGAGGACACACTTTAGCTTTTGCGTCAATTTCTTCTTTGCAATGCTTGCAAACTTTCGTTTTTTCTTTGCTCATATTTTCTGCTCCTTTTTTATTTATTATATTAATAATTTGGGTAAAATTATACAGGATATTTATGATTTTAGCAAGCATAAATGTAAATTTTATATCATATAATTAAACAAAAACAGAAAATACTTGATAATAGAGAACTAATGTTCTATAATATAGAGGGAGGGATACTATGGAAGAAAGAAAAAAAGAAGAGATTCTAAAAGAAATTTTTACTCTCTTAGAACCTCTCCCTAAATTAAAATTAATAAAGATTTTAGTTTACGTCAAAGTACTGTTTTACTCCTGAGTCGAAGCTAAAAAATCTATTAATTTGCTGACGGTCAACTTGTTTTCCTCATTAAGTTGACCGTATCTTTTCAAAAGGTTGGCTTCTTGCGTTGCTTTCAAAATGGCAGAGTTTTCAGTTTCGTCCTTGTCTTCCTCGTCCCAACCCGTAAGCGTTGCTGGGGCAATGCTTAAAGCGTCAGCAATTTTTTTAATCATTTCGGCATCTACACGCTTGATACTTCCAGCTTCATACTTCTGCACAGTAGCCTCGGTTATTCCTATTTTCCCACCAAGTTCCCTGAGCGTCATTCTTTTCTTTTCCCTGTAAAACCTAATGTTATTTCCAACCTTTGTTGTAAAATCGCTCATTTCTTAATTCACCTCCTTTCGTATATATACTATCATATTATGAAAGAAAATCAATACAAAAATAAAAAAAAACTTTCACAATATGCTTGACAACTTCCATAATATGATATATAATCTATCATGTAAGGAAAAACAAAGCACCGAAAACCGAAAGGAGGCGCAAGATGAATCTTTCCAAGTTAAGAGGAATGATTGCGGAAAAAGGGCAGACTTATAAAGGATGTGCTGCCGCAATTCATGTTAGCCCACAGACATTTACAAAAAAAATGCGCGGCGCGACAATATTCGACATTGAAGAGGCTAATAATTTAGGTGATTTTCTTGAAATGACAGGAAAGGAAAAAATAGATATTTTTTTATCCTAAAACTATCATAATAAGAAAGGATGGTGACTAGATGAAAAATATTCAAATCTTCGAAAACAATGAGTTCGGTTCAATTCGGACTCAGATAATTAATGATGAACCGTACTTCTGCTTAGCGGATGTTTGCCACGCATTGGACCTTGAACAACCTAGCAGAGTCAAATCAAGATTAAAACCCGATGGGGTTACTACTGGTATGGTCATCGACAGCGTAGGCAGGAGACAAAATGCAAACTTTGTGAACGAACTTAATCTTTACAAAGTAATCTTCCAGAGCCGCAAAGAAAGTGCAGAACGCTTTACCGACTGGGTAGCCGGAGAGGTTCTTCCATCCATCAGAAAGACAGGTGGTTATCAGAAGCCCGCAACAATAGCGGAGCAGATAGGCTTACTCGCCACAGGCTATGGAGACCACGAAGACCGTATTAAGAACCTTGAGAGCAACATGGTAATTGACTATGGGCAACAGCAAACATTGCGACAGCACGTCAATAAAGCCGTCCTGAATGCATTAGGCGGCAAGGATACAGAAGCATATGCATATATCAGTAAAGTTGTATTTGCGGAGTGCAACAGAGATTTACAAGACAGATTTAAAGTTAATAGTCGAAACAACATCCCTCGTAAACGATATGAGGAAGCTATTGACTATGTAGACAACTGGGAGCCGAAAACAAACACAAAGTTGAGAATTGACGAATATAACCGTCAACAGAGATTTGAGGTGTAGGAGGTAAAAAATGAAGGTTATGTACAATTTACTGACCATCATGTCAGTAGCGTTGGTTATCTGGATCTCGTCCAGTTGGGTTGGTGTGGTAACACATACCGCCGGAAAAGATTATAGCAATTATAATTTTTTCGTGATGTTAGGGGGTGAATAAAAAAATGAATGAGCCTCCAAGAAAAGAGTATGTTATTAGATTACTCTACACCCTCTTAGGACGACAACAAGGTGTAGAGTATGACAAAGTATTCTACACTGATAAATACGGTGTAGAGCATGAGGTAAAAAAGGAAGAGCCCTACCATTAAGCTCTTACGATAAATCATACAAGTAAATCATACAAAAGACTTGGCGATTTGTCAAGATAGGAGGTAGACATGGCAGTAATGAGAATAAATAAAACGACAGACTACACCGTTATGTCGAATTATCATTTCAGAGAAAAGGATATGTCTTTGAAAGCAAAAGGTCTACTGAGTCTTATGCTTAGTTTACCGGAAGACTGGGACTTTACAGTTAAAGGACTGTCAAATTTGAATAAAGACGGCGTAGACGGCGTGAGAGCCGCATTGGAAGAGTTAAAGACGTTCGGATACCTGAGAGTGACTCGTGAGAGAAACGAAAAAGGACAGGTAAGCGGTACAGTTTACGACATTTACGAAAAGCCAACACAGGAAAAACCTGTATTGGAAGAACCTAAAGAGGAAAAACCTATATTGGAAAAACCAATACAGGAAAAACCTACACAGGAAAATCCAACGCAATTAAATACTAAAGGAATAAAATACTTAAATAATAAAATACTTAAGGAATCAAGTACTAAAGGAATAAAAGAGAGTGCGCGCGCAAAGAAAGAGCCGGAACAGTATTTCGAGGATGAAGAACTCAACTGCAAGTTTTTAGAATTTCTTGCTATGCGTAAGAAAATCAGAAAACCAGTCCGAACAGACAGAGCCTTGAAAGCTTTGCTCAAAAAATTACACGAGCTGTCCGGAGGAGATTTGGGAACGATGAAAAAAATCATAGACCAGTCATTGGACAAGGAGTGGTTAGGATTCTTTGAGCTGAAAACAGGTAACGACAGCACGAAGAACATCAACGATCGGCTGTACGGAGATATACAGCACTGGGCGGCACAGAAAGAACAGGAGGGAGGCGGAATGTATGACGATTTCGGAGTTTTCTAAAATCGTGGCCGCACTAAAAACCGTCTACACGGCTCCGGGATTTGTTCCCAACGAACAGGCGTTAGACATGTGGTACCGCCTGGTGGGTAAGAACAACGACTACCAGACAATAAGCGTGGCGGCACAGATGTACATGACAACCGGTAAGTTTCCGCCAACACCGGCAGATATTTTGGAGTGTGCCAGTAAGCTCAAGGCAGAAAGCAACTACCTGAGTGAGCAGGAAGCATGGGCAACAGTGGCAAAGGCGTGCGGTAACGGGATTTACGGTTACAGAGAGGAGTTTGACAAACTGCCCCCTACGTTGCAAAAGGCGGTAGGAACGCCACAGACGCTCCATGACTGGGCGGTAGTAGATTCAGCGGATTTCCAGACGGTCATACAGTCAAACTTCCTCAGAAGCTACAGAGCGTCACTAGAAGCACAAAAGGAGATAGACAAGTACCCACCGAAGCTCCAAGAAATGATAAAAGCGGCGGGGGCGATAGAGCGGAAAGAAACAGTACCAGAGCTACCCACACTGGGAGAAATAGTTGGGCGATTAGAGCAGGATAATAAAAATTATCCCCCGGAACAATGCAAGGGAGCGTTAGGGGACTGGATAGCAGGAAAGAAAGAGAGGTTAGGCTATGGATGCGATGATTAATGCGACATGGTTCCAGGCAAAGGAATATGACGATAAAGTGATGGGGAAAGGAGTAATCCCGGCGGAAGTCACGATTACTGTCAAAGACAAAGAGGTGGCACAGGGACTGCTTGAGTTATTTAGACTGGGCGTTGAAAGAAGCAACGACATGAAAAAGATAGAGGCATACGCCAGAGGCTACAACGAACTGAGCAAGGCTATTAAAGAGGCGTGGGGGACAGGAAATGGAACGAGGATTTGACCCGGCTAGAGAATACTTAAAGACGCAGCACCTTGAGGCGGAATATGAGTGCAGAACAGCACACAAAGTAATCAAACGAGGTGCGGCAAACTACAACGAATACGAGAGATATGAGGAGGAAGAAGAACAATGACATTATACGAGATTGACAGCGCAATCATGGATTGTGTAGACGAGGAGACAGGAGAAATTATTGACCTCGAAAAACTTGAGGCTCTCAACATCGAGAGAGACAAAAAGGTGGAGGGAATCGCGCTGGCGGTAAAGAATTATGCCGCAGAAGCAAAAGCAATCAAAGAGGAGGAAGAAAAGCTTGCGAAACGCCGTAGAAGTTGCGAAAACGCCGCACAGAGGTGCAAGGACTATCTGTCCCATGCCCTTGACGGCGAAAAGCTCAAGACGGCAAGAGTCAGCGTATTTTACAAGAGTAGCGAGTCTGTGACCATTGACGACTTAGACAGTCTGACAGAGGAATACATCAGGATTCCAGAGCCGCAGGCAGACAAGACAGCGATTAAAAAGGCGATTAAAGCCGGGAAAGAGGTCGCAGGGGCACATCTTGAGACCTCAAAGAGTGTGATCGTGAGGTAAGAAAAATGGGAGATGTTTACACAAAGTTACAAAAAATTCAAGCAGAATTAAAGGTGCCCAAGAGTAAATACAGTGAGTATGGCGGCTATAGTTACAGGAGCTTAGAGGACATCTACGAGGCAGTAAAGCCTTTATTGGACAGGGAAGGCTTAATATTAGCCGTAAATGACGAAGTTATTATGCTGGGCAACCGATTTTACATAAAGGCGACAGCGATTTTAAAAGACATAGAAAGCGAGGGCAGTTTTCGCACTACAGCATACGCCAGGGAGGAGGAAAGCAAAAAAAAGATGGATGCAGCACAAGTTACCGGCTCAGCATCGAGCTACGCGAGAAAATACGCGTTAAATAGCTTGTTTCTTCTGGATGACTCGAAAGACGCGGATACAGACGAATACAAACGCAACGAGGTTATCACAGAGAAAGAAGCAAAACGGCTCTATGATTTGATGCAAAAAAAGGGAATGACGGAAGCCCAAATTAAAGAATGGGCAAGTCAAAGAGGCTTAAAATCATTGTATCAGACGACACAACAACAATATGCCGAAGCCATGAAGGAATTAGGACTAAAATAGCATGGATTTAACTGGAAAAATAAAAAACTTAGCAGTGGATTATTTTAGCAAAAAGATAACAGTTACCCTGGAAATTAACGAGGCGGAGCGGTTTATAAAGGGCGTGGATGAACTGAAAAAGCTGGAAAAGCTGTCCGTAATAATTAAACCGTTCCGCAAGAAAAGGAGCTTGTCGGCAAACGCTTATTTCCACGTCCTAGTCACCAAAATAGCGGAAAAAGTCGGAACGAGCAAGGCAGAAGCCAAGAATTTGATGATAGGCAGATACGGACAGCCGGAGCTGATAAAAGGGGACATAGCAGTTTTAAAAACCAATGTTCCAACCAACATCATGTACAAAAAAGAGGACATTCACACGGTTGCAATAGGACGGCGGATAGAAAAAGGTAAAGAGGTAGTGTTTTACAGACTCATGCGAGGTTCGCACACCTACGACAGCCGGGAAATGAGTGAGTTAATCAAAGGCACGATACAGGAAGCAGAAGATTTAGGAATTGAAACGCTAACACCAAGAGAATTGGAACAAATACTAGGAAAATGGAAGCCAAGAAAGGAAGAAGAGAAATGAAAAAATTTGAATTAACAACAGAATTTATCACAAATATGTTTGGAAAAAAATTATTTAGAATTAAAGCGCTGGTTGAATTTGGAAACGTGAAAGCTGGAGAACTTGGAGGATATGTAGAGAAAGAGGAAAATGTATCGCAAGACGGTAATGCGTGGGTGTCCGGCGATGCAAGGGTTTCCGGCGACGCAAGGGTTTACGGCGACGCAAGGGTTTACGGCGACGCAGAGGTTTACGGCAACGCAGAGGTTTCCGGCAACGCATGGGTTTCCGGCAACGCATGGGTTTACGGCGACGCATGGGTTTCCGGCGACGCAAGGGTTTCCGGCAACGCAAGGGTTTCCGGCAACGCAGAGGTTTCCGGCAACGCAGAGGTTTCCGGCAACGCATGGGTTTCCGGCAACGCATGGGTTTACGGCGACGCATGGGTTTCCGGCGAC